CGGAACCGGAACGGGTGGTGGCGGTGGCGGTGGCGGTGGCGGTGGCGGCGGTGGCGGTGGAACCGATACAGGAACCACCCCGACGACTCCCACGGGCCCAAAGACATGTCCTCCGGGGTACCGACTTTACACGTTTGCGGACGGAACTACCACTTGTATTCCTACTACAAGTGGTACAGGAATGGTTCGTCCAATCGTCGCTCCGTACTACCAACCCGTTGGTGGTATAGTCTCACAGGGGTATCCAAAGCTGGCTCCGTACTTGCCGCCGCCTCCGCCGCCTCCGCCGCCGCCTCCGCCTCCGCCTCCGCCCGCGCCGAAACCGCCTTCCCCACCCCCTAAGCCACCTAAAGACAGAGATAGATGAGTCTCGACACCCTCCCAGAAGCAGCCCTCAAAGAGCTGCTTCTGCTGACAGAAGCGAAACGGAAGCTGGACCTGCGCGAGAAGGCGCAGGACAGCTTCATGGCGTTTGCCCACCACGTCTACGAGAACTTCATCGAGGGCCGACATCATCGGATCATCGCCGAAAAGCTCGAGCGCGTCGCGCGTGGGGAGCTCAAGCGCCTGATCATCAACATGCCGCCTCGCCACTCGAAGTCGGAGTTCGCGTCATATCTGATGCCTGCGTGGTTCCTTGGCCGGAACCCGAAGCTCAAGATCATTCAGGCCACGCACAACACAGAGCTTGCCGTCCGCTTCGGCCGCAAGGTCCGAGACCTGATCGACAACCCTCAGTATGCAGAGATTTTCCCGAAGACGAACCTCAAGGAAGACTCAAAGTCCGCGGGCCGATGGCAGACAGACCAGCTTGGCGAATACTTCGCTGCGGGCGTGGGCGCGGCCGTGACGGGCCGCGGTGCCGATCTCTTCATCATCGACGACCCGCACTCTGAACAGGACGCCTTGTCCGAGACGGCGTTTGACCACGCCTACGAGTGGTACACCTCTGGCCCCCGCCAGCGTCTGCAGCCCGGCGGCGCGATCATCGTCGTTATGACCCGCTGGGGTAAGAAAGACCTGACGGGCCGCCTGCTTCAGGCTCAGGGTTCGGACATCATGTCGGACCAGTGGGAGGTCGTGGAGTTCCCGGCAATCATGCCGTCGGGCGATCCGCTCTGGCCGGAGTTCTGGGAAAAGAACGCGCTCCTGTCGATCAAGGCCTCGCTTCCGGCGGCCAAGTGGTCGGCTCAGTGGCAGCAACAGCCGACGACTTCCGACGCGGGCATCATCCGCAAGGACTGGTGGCGCATGTGGGAGAAGGAAGACATCCCTCGTCTGGACTACGTCCTTCAGGCCTACGATACGGCCTTCTCCAAGAAGGAGAGCGCCGACTACTCGGCGATCACGACGTGGGGAATCTTCAAACCGGAGATAGACGGCCCTGACCACATCATCCTGCTCGACGCGCAGCGGGGCCGATGGAGCTTTCCGGAGCTCAAACAGGTCGCCTTCGACGAGCATGAATACTGGCAGCCTGACATGGTTCTCGTCGAAGCGAAGGCCACGGGTCAGCCGCTTATTGACGAGTTGCGCCTGAAGAACATCCCTGCCCTTGGTTTTTCGCCGGGAGGTCGGGGCGGCGGGCGTGACAAGGTGAGCCGGATGCACATGGTTGCTCCGCTCTTCGAAGCGGGTATGGTATGGGCTCCAGAAGCCAAGAGTTTTGCGGACGACGTGATCGAAGAAGTGACTTCTTTTCCCAATGGCGATCATGACGACTTTTGTGATAGCATGACGCTGGCTCTAATGCGTTTCCGTCAGGGCGGATTTGTGGCACTTGAAGGCGAAGACGTAGGGGATGATCCTATCCCACGCAAACGGGAGTACTACTGATGGCTGTCGCACCTCGTATGGCAGGTTCATTGACCGATAGCGGCTTCATGCAGGGCGGCATGGACGAGGACGTCCCGCAGGTCGAGTTCTCGATGCCCGGTGCCGAGGACTTCTCGGGTGGGGCGATTGTCACGGAGACCGAGGACGGCGGCGCGATGGTGCAGGCTGTTGCGGATGCGCTCATGGCTATGGAGGCCGAGGTCCAAATCCCGCACGACGCCAACCTCGCCGAATACCTCGAGGATTCCTACCTTGGCGAGATCGCCTCTGACCTGACGGCCGCCTACGAAGACGATCTCCTGTCCCGCGAAGAATGGGAAGAGGCCTACACCAAGGGCCTCGACCTTCTCGGCGTCAAGACCATCGAGCGCACCGAGCCCTTCCAAGGCGCGTCGGGCGTGACCCACCCGCTCATCTCCGAGTCCGTCACCCAGTTTCAGGCGCAGGCCTACAAGGAGCTCCTTCCCGCAGGCGGCCCGGTCAAGACTGGCGTCATGGGCCTGCAGGACCCAGAGCGCGAGGCTCAGGCGGCCCGGGTCCGGGACTTCATGAACTACGAGATCACCGAGGTCATGGAAGAATATGACCCGGACATGGACCAGCTTCTGTTCTATCTGCCCCTCTCAGGTTCCTGCTTCAAGAAGGTTTACTGGGACGTGGGTCTGCAGCGCGCGGTGGCCAAGTTCATCCCGGCGCAGGACGTCGTTGTTCCGTACATGGCCACGGACCTCTACACGACGCCGCGCGTCACGCACCGCCTGCGGATGGATAAGAACGAAATCCGCAAGATGCAGGTCGCCGGGATGTACCGGGACATTGACCTGATTGCCAGCGACGAGCCCGTCGATCAGGTGCGCGAGAAGGTTGACGAGCTGCAGGGCACGTCCAAGACATACATGGACAAGACCTACACGCTGCTTGAGATGCACGTAAACCTCGACATCGAGGGCTTCGAGGACCTTGACCCAGAGGGCGAGCCCACAGGCATCGAGCTCCCGTACATCGTAACCATCGACAGGTCGTCTTCCAAAGTATTGTCGATCCGCCGCAACTTCGAAGAGGGGACGGAGCTTGCCAAGAAGCGCCAGTATTTCGTCCACTACAAGTTCATGCCGGGTCTGGGCTTCTACGGCTTCGGTCTGATCCACATGATCGGCGGCCTCGGCCGTGCTGCTACGTCGATCCTGCGTCAGTTGATTGACGCGGGCACCTTGGCGAACCTTCCGGGCGGCTTTAAGGCCAAGGGTATTAGGGTCCGCAACAGCGACGAGCCGATCCGCCCGGGCGAGTTCCGCGACATCGACGCCCCCGGTGGGGACCTCCGCAACTCGATCATGCCGCTGCCGTACAAGGAGCCGAGCGCAACGCTGGCCCAATTGCTTGGCAGCCTGATCGACGCTGGCCGTCGCTTCATCTCGCTGGCAGACGAAAAGACCGGAAACATGAACCAAGAGGCCCCGGTCGGGACCACCGTTGCTCTTCTCGAGCGCGGCATGAAGGTCATGTCGGCGATCCACAAGCGCCTCCATTACGCACAGAAGACCGAGTTCCGTATCCTTGCGCGCATTTTTGCAGACAACCTTCCGCAGGAGTACCCCTACGAGATTGCCGGGGCGGAGCGGACGGTGTTCGCGGCAGACTTCGACGACCGGGTCGATGTGATTCCGGTCAGCGACCCGAACATCTTCTCGATGGCGCAGCGCGTCACGCTGGCCCAGACCCAGCTTCAACTTGCTCAGTCGGCACCGCAGATGCACAATCTGCATGCCGCTTTCCGTCGCATGTATCAGGCCCTTGAGGTCCAGAACATTGAGGAAATCCTGCCTCCTCCTCCGGAGCCGCAGCCCACTGATCCAGTGACCGAGAACGCCCGTATCCTGATGGGCGAACTGGCGCAGGCTTTCCCCGATCAGCTGCACGACGTCCACATCCAGCTCCACGTGGCCTTCATGAAGACACCGCTGGTTTCCACGTCTCCGACGGCTATGGGCGTCTTCTACGCCCACGTGCTCGAACACATTGCGCTCAAGGCTCGGAACGACGTCCAGAACCAGATCATGCAGCTGATGCAGTCGGCAGAGGCTCAGGCCATGGCCGGGAAAGCTAACCCGCAAATGGTCCAGCGCATGGTGATGCAGGCGCAGCAGCAGATGCAGGACCCCGCTCAAGTCGAGCAGCTTGTGGCCATTCGTCAGAAAGAGCTGATGGACGAGCTGATGCCGATGATCTCTCCGCAGGGCCCCGATCCGATGGCCGACCCGCTGGTAATGATCCGCATGCGGGAACTCGAGCTGAAGAACAAGGCCGAAGACCGCAAGACCGAGATGGAAAAGGCCCAGCTTTTGCTGGACGCCGCCAACCAGAAGCAGCGCGCAACCACCGACGCTGCCCGTTTGGAGCTGCAAGAGCAGATCGCCGACGAGCGCAACGAGGTAAACCGCGAGCGCATCGAGGTCCAACGCCAGTCGTCCATGGCAAAACAGAGGGCTTTCTGATGCCGTTGAAGTCTGGAAAGTCGCAGAAGACCGTGTCTTCGAACATCAGCATGCTGGTCAAGGAGGGCCGCCCGCAGAAGCAGGCGGTCGCCATCGCCTTGTCCAAGGCGGGCAAAAAACGCTACGCCGTGGGCGGAATGGTCAACAGCCGCTTCAGTGACGCCGCTCGTCCGCAGAGGTTTCTGGGCGTTTTCTGAGGTGACAGGACGTCACTTTCATGCGATGAACAAGAAACTTATGCGGAGGTTCTTGCATGGATGTTGTTAGCTTGTCGAAAGCGCTGTATAAGGTTTTAAGGGAGCGCGAGCAGGACATCGCCGAGATGGTTGCTACGGGTTCTCCCGCGAACTGGGAGCAGTACCAGAGTATGGTTGGCGAGATACGGGGCCTCGCCTTTGCCAGAGAAGAACTTCGAGCCCTGCTGGAGAGAACAACAGAAGATGCCCTCGAAGCTTTATCTTCCTGACCACCTTGTGGAACGCATCAACAAGACCAAGGCGGCCAGCGAGCCCGTGTCTGCTCAGGCCGCCTACGTCAAAGCAGAGGACCGCGTCCTCGACCCCGAACTCCTCGACAAGCCCTTGGTAGACCGCCTGCCCCAACCGACAGGCTGGCGGATTCTTGTCATGCCCTATCAGGGTAAGGCAAAGACCGACGGCGGCTTGATCATCCCTGATCAGGTCCGTGACCGTGAAGCGCTGGCCACTGTCGTGGCCTACGTCATGCGCCTTGGGCCGCTGGCCTACAAGGACCCGAACAAGTTCGGGGACAACGCAGAGCCGTGGTGCCAAGAAGGACAGTGGGTCTGCATCGGCCGCTATGCTGGCTCGAGATTCAAGATTGACGGAGGCGAGGTCCGCATCATCAATGACGATGAGGTCATCGCTACGATCCTTGAACCCGACGACGTACAACACGTGTGAGGAACAACATGAGCGTAGAGAAAAACGACGACGATGACGTCGGCAACGAGATCATCATTGAGACCGAAGAGTCCGGAGAAAGCCAGACCAGCCCGCAACAGGCTTCTGGTGACGATGACGACGAACTTTCGTCGTACAGCACCAAGGTCCAAGCTCGGATCGGCCGGATCACCGAGAAGTACCGCAAGGAGCAGAGGGACCGCGAGGAAGCGACCCGGATTGCCCAGAAGCTTCTGGAAGAGAACAACCAGCTCAAGAGCCGCGTTCAGGCCCTCGACACGGGGTATCTGACGGAGTACGGCGCACGGCTCGAGCACCAAGAATACCTTGTGAAAGGTGCATACCGGGTTGCCTACGAGTCTGGGGATGCCGACGCAATGATGTCGGCCCAAGAGGACCTTGCCAAG